AAGACTCAGCGGCTAATGATGCTTGACCATCAAACCTATTGGATAAAAACTTTGTAATTTCATCCAAGTCCATTGTCTTTGCTTCAGTGGCAGTTAAACCTACGCCTAAACGTAATAAGGCTGTCTTTTGTCCTAAGGCTGCTTTGCTTAGTGCGGCGGTGACTGATGCTAAATCGGCACCTGTTCCAGCGGAAGTATCTAAAGCAACTGAGAGTAATGTCTGCGCTTTTTTAGCATCTAAAGTTGCGTTTACTAACTGAGTGAAAGCCGGTCTTAACTCGTCATCTAAAACGCCGGTTGTATTTTGTAAATTTTGAATAAATCCAGCGGTGCTAATTACTGCATAAGATTGACCTAAATTTTGTAATGTTTTTGATAATGCGTTTGCAGCCTTTTGGTCATCTGCAAAAGCCTTAACTGCATTTTTGCTAAATCTAATAGTTTGATAAGCACCAAAAGCCACACCTAAAGCCTTGGCTGACTTTGTTAACGCCCCTAATGATTTACTGGCTGCTTTTGCGCCTTTATCTTTGTAGGTGCTAACAATTGGGATTTCAATACCGGTACTCATGCTGCTAACCCGATTCTCCTCTTAGTGCTGCTGTTAAATTTTGCAATTGCCGTATTAATTGCCTTGAATGTTGCATTGATAACCTGACCTTGGTCTTTAGCAAAAGCAGCGTATAGCAATCTACCTTTATCAACTCTACGGTTTCCAATGCTCTTAAAACCGCCGTAGGTGCCTTGTATAGCCCTGTTGAAATGTGCGCCGGCGTTAGGGTTATTGCTTTGACTGTCTCGATCTCCGTTAAAGTTTTTTCGTCCGGCAGTCTCAATAATTGCACCGACTCTAGATCGGTTTAATAATCTATAAACATTGACAAAGCCAGCACTATTACGACGAGAACGTCCAAGGCTATAAGTTAAGCCTTTTTTTATGATTGTTTCGTTATATCTTGGAAAGCCTAATTTTCTACCGGTTCTTGAAACAACTGGCTTGCCTTTATCTTGCCAAGATTCCAATTGATAAACATTTGGTTGAACCATACCTCGAGCGTCGTCTACAACTTTTCTCATTGCAAAACGAATCTCTTTATTCATTTCCTTATAGAGGTCAGGCGCAAATTGCTTTAAGGCTTTTTGTGCCTCAACGATACCTTTTACCTCTACTGGCATTTTCCATCCTTTTTGAATCCTCTTTTAACACGTTCATTGTTGCTAAAAGTAATGATCTATCCATTTTCAAATACTCTGAATGAGGTATGCCAGTCCTAACCGCCAACAAAGCGATTAGATAAGTAAAGTCATACCTCGTTACCCATTTGGGGAATCAGCATCCAAAATCTCTACCTTAGATAGAGTTTCTAAATACTTATCCCCAAATGGCGGAACGGTATTACCTGCACGTCGTTCGGCTTCCCATGAAAGCCAATAGACGTCCGACTGACGTTCCTCGTCTCTAAAACGTTTATGAAAGCCAGTCTTAAAATTTTGTTCAAACGCATATTCGAGTGCAGGGGTTATATCAAATTCCGATACTTCCCCTGAAGCCTTTGACACTCTTAATTTAATCATTAATACCCCTTAGAATGTACCTGTTGTCGCAACGGCTACTGCGCCGTTAACAGTCCATGTTACATCCTGAGTACCTAGATCGCCAACACCGCCGTTAATGTCGGTAGTGTTATTGATAAGGCAAGTCATGGTGTACAAAGGATTGGTTGCTGAAACAGCAGTTCCTTTGTCCTGTAATAGAACTACGGTAACTGAAGTTCCCCAAGCGGCTTGCAATGTTGCAAGAACGTTGGCTGAAGCGGTGTCATTTAGAAATGAAATTGAAACGCTAGAGGTCTCAAGTCCTTTCACAAATTTTTCACCGGTATCGCCCATGGCGGTTACGGCTAGTTCATTAAATGAACGGTTAAGTGTGACGGCGGTCACATGATCTGAAAGATCGACGGAATTAACCTTTACGCCGACCTTATTGTTTAGAAATACAGCCATTGGTTATTCCTCATCTTTCTTTGAGACTGGTTTTGGCTTATCTGATTTAGTTATTTGCCCGACTTTTTCAAGCCAAGCCTTGTCCTCGGAAGGAACGTCATAAATATCGCTCATTGTTTAACTCCAACTTGTCATGATTGAGACGGACATATCACTTGTCAACATTTCACCGGCAACGTTTGAAAGTACAGTCGGTGCCGAGATATTGCCAACACTTATTTTCAATGTGGTTGAGGCGGCTAGTTTGTTAAACACGCCAACAACCATATCCTCAATGCCTTGCAGGTTTCCCTGATTGTCTAGCATTGGAACTATCATTACTAACTTAAAATTAACTTTAGGTGCAACTGTTGAATAAATATTGTTGCTTGGCTCAATGTAAGGGTCATCCGGTTGGACAATTACAGAATTAGCAATGGGTGAGGCAGGTGGGTATGAAAACACCTGCCAAACCCCAGCGTTCTCTAACGCCGTCGCAAGGGTTGACCTGAGAGTTGTAACGGCAACTGTCATCAGCCAACCAAACCGTTAGGTGAAAGGTGATTTGCTATCAAGCCTCTGATTCTTGCGATTAATGTATTTCCCATTTTGTATGGTGATGGTTGGAAGTCTGGGGAAATTCCTCCCGAGGCTGATTGTTGTCTGCTCTGCCATATATCAACTGCAATCATAGCAGCACCTTCACGAATCTCAGGAACTGTTGCATAATCTATATGAGTTGTTGCACTCGCTGTTCCGTATGGAATTACTGGGTGTTTTAATTCTACTGTTCCGTTATTTATTGCATACGTCATTGAATAATCTGTTACTGCGGTAATTGTTTTTGAACCGTTATATTTTGCGCCGCAATTTTCAACAACAACAGTTTCACCAACTAGAACGTTGTGTTTTTTATCTGTATAAATTGTTGCTGAAGTAGTTGAAGTAATTTCTTGATAAACCACATTATAGTCATTAAACCACAAATAGCCTTTAACAATATTTTCAGCAGCCTGACAGCATTCCTCCACTACTGAGTCAGAATATAAACTTCCGATTCCAAGTAATGTGCGAAGTTCCGCCTTGGTCACATAGGTAGCCGGCAAAGTATTGTCCTTTCTTAAAGTAAAGGGGCAAAGGCTTCCAATGCCCCTTTACAGATGATTCCTAGTTAGGAAAGTTTATGCAACCATCCACTTATAGGCACCGGCGTTAACTTTGTTTGCTAATGCACCATAGCCATAATAAGAAACTTCAATTTGACCAGTTGAGATCAAATTGGATTCTAGACGGTACTTGCTTGACTCGTACCATGTGAAAGATTGTGGATTTATTACAATAATTGTTTGATCTCCGGTACCTGATAGGAAACGTGATACACGAAGGTTCAATCCACCGATATTGCCACGAACGTTAGTTGGTGTCAGGTTACCGGAAGCATTTTGAGGATTAATGGTTTGTGTAAATACTGCTCTGTTTGAGCCATCTACTAGACCCATCAATGCGCCCCATTGCTCAGGTGATACAACAATATTCTCAGCAAAGCCAAGAGTGTTTGAGTAAATAGATACTGCTGCATCTGAAATAAAGTCTTGGATGTTGGCTGCTGACATTGTGCGATTACCGCCATCAGTTGCAACTTGTCCAATTATGTTACCTACTGCTGCGTCAGTTGCCTTTGCATAAGCAAACTCCATTTGACGTACCAACTCTGAGAAAAATGCTGGAGACGACCTGTCGAGTAACTCAACGCTGAATTTCTGGCTGCCAGCGTATTTCTTAACACTAACGCTCAAGAAAGATACATTTTGGTCAGTTTCGGATGGTGCTGCACCTTCGGCTGTCTCTGCAACTGTTGGTGCCTGAGTTAATTTAGGAATTTCAAAAGTCATTCCTGCATCTGGTAGTGCTGCTGTTGAAATGCTGTCAATAAATGGACGATCAGCATTTGAAAGAGGGTTAATTACCTCTGTTAATTGACGTGTAGGAATTAAACCTGCGTTGTCAGTTGTATCTGCTGCTGCTGCAATGTATTGACGTGCTGCATCATCATTCAGATATTGGGCACGAAGTGTGTTCTCTAGGAATTTTTCCTTTGTGAACTCAAGACGTGGCTTTGTGTAAATTGGTGCTGATACTGTTGGGCGAGAGGCTTCAACCGCAGGGGTCTCTACTACCTCATTCGCAACAGTTGTTTCAGGTGTTGTGTTTTCCACAATTGCCTCATTTTCTGTTTTGGTTTCGGTTGATTCTGCCTCTGCGCTTGACGCAGCGACTGAAGTGACTGCGGCACTCTGGAAAGCGGCAGCCTGAACAAGACTGACTTCCATAAGTTTTGCAGCACTAACTCTATAAATTCCGTTACTGTTTTTTCCTTTAATAACTTCCACCCCAACACTCAAGCCAGAACGTAGGTTTTCGCTTGCTTCAATGAGGCTATCAGTACCACGAGTGGTATTGCTAACCTTAAACTCAGCATAAATTCCTGAGTCATCCTCGTCTACCTTTTTCATGCGCCCGATTGGAGATTTAGGGTCATGCTCTAATAAAAGTTTTACTTTAGTAGGTTCATCAATTTGAATGGAACCTTTTTCGAAAATTACTTTACCAACTGAAGTATTACCGATTTCATTCTCATACGGCACAATTTTGCCAGC